ATTTGATATCAAAGGTAATTCTTCACTAGAAACCACAATTAATAGTTCAAGAGAAAACGGAACTACATTTTACACACAAACTTTAAATTTAACTTTACCAGTTTTAGATAAAGCAACACAAGAGGAGATAAAATTATTAGCTACTGCAAGACCACACGTTGCAATAGAAGATTATAATGGTAATTTCTTTTTAGTTGGTTTAGAACACGGAGCAGAAGTAACTGGAGGTACAGTTGTATCTGGAGCTGCTATGGGAGATTTAAGTGGATTCACTTTAACTTTAGAAGGTCAAGAAACTGACCCAGCATTCTTTGTAACATCAACTGTTGTTACTGACAATGAAGGTTCATCTCAAATAGACCCTAACGCATAGGTTTTTTTAATTTTTTTCATTTAAAAAGGGTAGTCTTAATTGATTACCCTTTTTTTTCTTTTAAATAAATAAAAATACAAACTTTTAGTATTATATATATATGAAACATTTGTTACCTACATCTGATGCACAAACAATAAAGATTATACCAAGAGTATATTCAACAAGTGTTACAATAAAATTAAGGGATGATAGTACAAATAATGAAGTAACAATACTACCAACTGCTATAATTAATAAAAACTATGTTGAGTTATCAAATGTTTATACATTAATTGAAGGTAGGTTTTATGATTTAAAAGTTTATAATGGGCAAGGCTCTGTAACAGAAGCAGATATTATTTACAGAGATAAAATATTTTGTACTGCACAATCAACAAACCAATCTAACAACGAGCACTATACAATAAACAAAGATGTGTACAAAGAAAAGAGTGGTAATAACGATTTTATAATACTATGAGTAAACGTATAAATAAATACAGAAAAACAACACCATCAAAGACATCTAACTCAAAAAACTCAAAAGTTAGTTTTGTTAATTTGTCATCTTACACATCTCCACAGATTGTAGAAACAAAGAACAAAGAATGGGTTGAATTTGGTGCTGATAACAATTATTTTCAGTTCTTAATAGACAGAGCAAACGGAAGTGCAACATCAAGTGCTTGTATTACTGGTATCTCTCAAATGATATACGGAAGAGGTTTAGATGCAACAGATAGTTCAAAAAGACCAGAGCAATATGCAAGAATGTTATCTTTATTTAAAAAAGATGATGTAAGACGTTTTGCATACGATTTAAAACTATCTGGACAATGTGCAATACAAGTAATATACTCAAAAGACAGAAAGTCTATTGCTAAAGTAGAACACTTGCCAATTGAGACTTTAAGAGCAGAGAAATGTGGAGCAGAAGATAAACAAGTACAAGCATATTATTATCATCCAGATTGGGTTAATATAAAGCCATCTGAGAAGCCTTTAAGAATACCAGCATTTGGTATATCTAACACACCACAACCAATTGAGATTTTATATGTTAAGCCTTATGAAGCTGGTATGTATTATTATTCTACTCCAGACTATCAAGGTGGTTTACAATATGCAGAGTTAGAAGAAGAAGTATCTAACTATCATTTAAACAATATAATGAACGGACTTGCTCCATCAATGTTAATTAATTTTAATAATGGAGTGCCAGACGAAGAAAAACAAACCTTAGTTGAAAATAAAATAAAAGCTAAGTTTCAAGGTAGTTCAAATGCTGGTAAATTTATACTTGCTTTTAACGATGATAAAGAATCAGCAGCAGATATAAATCCAGTACAATTATCAGATGCACATAATCAATATCAATTCCTTTCTGAAGAATCACAAAAGAAAATAATGATATCACACAGAATTGTAAGTCCTATGCTATTAGGTATAAAAGATTCAAGTGGTTTTGGTAACAATGCAGAAGAATTAGAAACTGCAACAATATTAATGCAAAACACAGTTATAATACCTTTTCAAGAGCTTTTAACAGATGCTTTTGATAAAATACTTGCTTTTAATAATATTGCTTTAAACCTATATTTTAAGACGTTACAACCATTACAATTTGTTGATTTAGAAAATGTAAAGGATGAAGAAACAAGAGAGCAAGAAACTGGTGTAAAGATGTCAAAAGTATTTTCTGATTTAGAAAAATTAGGAGAAGATGAAGATTTAGAGAATTGGGAATTGATTGATGAGAGAAAAGTTGATTATGACAAAGAAGATGAATTAAATGAAGAACTAAATAAATTAAACAATCCTAAACTATCTACATTGTCAAAGATGTACAATTTTGTTACTACTGGAACTGCTAGACCAAACGCAAAGAGTAGTCAAGATGGAGAGAATGAAGAAGGAGTACAATTTAAAGTAAGATATCAATATGCACCATTAAGTTATAGTGCAAATAGTAGAGCATTTTGCAAGAAAATGGTAGATGCTGCTAAGATATACAGAAAAGAAGATATAGATAGGATGAGTACAATGCCAGTTAATGCTGGTTGGGGTTTAAACGGAGCTGATACATATGATATTTGGCTTTATAAAGGTGGAGGAGATTGTCATCATTTTTGGATGAGAAAGACATACAGAGCAAAAAGTGCTAAAACAAAAGCAGATGTTGGTAATCCAAATGCTGAAGTGAGTGTAAACAAGGCTAAAAAAGAAGGTTTTAAACCAGAGGTAAATGCAAAAGAAGTTGCAAAAAGACCAACGGATATGCCAAATAAAGGATTTGTAAATAAAAAGAGATAATAGATGGCAACTGCATTATTTATAAGTAGAACAGATTTAGTAAAGAATAGTATTGTTGATGGAAACGTTGATACAGATAAATTCATACAATTTGTTAAGATTGCACAAGAGATACATATACAAAACTATTTAGGAAGTAAGTTGTATGATAAAATATCAGCAGATATTATTGCAGATAGTTTAACTGGTAATTATTTATCTTTAGTTACAGACTACATACAACCTATGTTGATTCATTACGCAATGGTAGATTATTTACCATTTGCAGCATATCAAGTAAAGAATGGTGGAGTATTTAAACACACATCAGAAAATGCAGAAAGTGCATCAAAAGATGAGGTTGATTTCTTAGTACAAAAACAAAGAGACTTTGCAGAGTATTACACAAGAAGATTTGTAGATTACATTTGCTACAATAGTACTTTATTTCCAGAATACACAAGCAATACAGATTCTGATGTATATCCAGACAAAGACGTAAATTCAAGTAATTGGGTGCTATAATGAAAGGAATGTACAAACCAAAAAAAACAAATGTTGTTAAGTTAAAAAAGTATCTAACAAAAAAGACAAAAGATGGCAAACGAGGTTTACGAGAATAGTTGGTGGGGTAGTCCAGTAGAGAATGGCTGGGGAGGTATCTATTATAATTTTGCATACCCAAGTGCAGTACCTAGCTTATTAAGTACATTACAAGCAAGAGCAGACTACTACGAGAATGTAACTTGTACAACTGCAACATTAACCACATTAGAAAACATAGAATAAGATGGCAGATAATTTATTAGATAAAGCATCAATATTACTTACACCAACTGCCTATGACAATGGTAGTATGTTAAGTGTAAAGCCAGAGAATGGAGACGGAGACTTCACATTCAGTAGAAGTTCTGCTGCAACTAGAGTTAATGCACAAGGTTTAGTAGAGAATGTACAGATAATAAGTAGTGAGTTAGTTTCAAATGGTAACTTTTCACAGATAGGTACAGAAGAAGTTTCTAATGGTAACTTTTCACAAGAAGGAAGTGAGCAAGTTACAAATGGAGATTTTGCTACGAATAGTGATTGGGATTTAGGTTCAAGTTGGACTATATCAGGTGGTAAAGCAAATTATGATGCTACATCAAATGGCTCAGAATTAAGACAACTAATGTCAAGTATCGCAGTAGGTAAAACAATAAAGATTCAATTTGACATATCAGATGTTGCAGCTACTAAAGATGCTTTTTTTAAATTAGATTGTAGTGGTGCGCCAGAAAGCATATTTGGATATACAAAATTTTCTCAAGGAACATATACTTATTACCACACTATAACAAGCGGGTTTGATAGATTAACTTTTACTCCTTTAAACAGTAGTACTGGGGGCGCTTTCTCAATAGACAACGTTTCAGTAAAAGAAGTCGGACAAAATTGGAGTTTAGGAAGTGGATGGAGTGTTGGAGATGATGAAGCAATTGCAACATCTTCTGCAAATGGAATGCGATTAAGTCAATACGCATTAACTCCAGTCGTAGGTAAAACATATAAAGTAACTTATGAAATAAAATCAATTACACAAGGTGCTTTCAGAGTGTGGCTAGGAGGTTTTTTAACTCCTAATGACAACACTGCTATTGGTGTTTATACTTTTTACATTACCGCAACAGATACAAGTTATTTTTATCTCAGAGCAGTAGGCGTAACAAGTGGCTCTATAACAAACATCTCAGTTAAAGAAGTAGGGCAAGATTGGACATTTGGTACTGGTTGGAGTATAGACCAAGCTAATAGTAAAGCAGTTTCAGATGGAACTACCTCAAATTTGCAACAATTTTCCGTAGATACCTCTGTTGTAGGTAAAAAATATAAAATAAGTCTATATGTATCAGATTATTTATCTGGTTTCTTATCGTTAGGTGTAGGTGGTTATGATTATGTAAGCCCTACTATTACTGGTAATGGAGAGCATACAAGAATTTTAGAGGTTACTAATTCTTCATCAAACGACAGATTATATATAGGTTCATCTTCTTTTAGTGGCTCTATAACAAACATATCAGTTAAAGAAATAACAGACGATACAAACATACCAAGAATAAACTACGAGGGGTTTAGTTATCAAGATACTTTGGGGAGTGAGGAAGTTGTAAATGGTGATTTTAGTAGTGATAGTAATTGGAATAAAGGAACAAGCTGGAGTATCACCGAAGGTAAAGCAGTTTGTAATGGTGGAGGAAGTTATTTGCAACAACAACCAATAGTTTTTGAAGTAGGTAAAACTTATAAATGTAAATTTGATATAATTGATTATACAAGCGGTACAGTTAGGTTTAGGCTTTCAACCTCAAATAATGGAAGCGAATTAAGTGGTAAAGGCAGTTATACTGAATACATAACAATAGTAAGTAAAACTGACAATTATTTAAACATTATAGGCTCATCTTTCATAGGCTCAATAGACAACGTATCTGTAAAAGAAGTTACTGGTCAAGAAGTAGTACCAGATAGTGGTTGTGGAAGTTGGTTACTCGAGCCACAGAGTACGAATTTGATAACTTATAGTGAGGATTTTAGTCAGAGTAGTTGGACTAAAGAAAATTCAAGTGTTGTAAGTGGTTTTGTATCACCCGATGGAACGAATAATGCTTATAAGTTAGTTAACGATTCAAGTAATGGATTACATAGTTTAAGAGGCTCATCTATTTCTTCTACGGTATCTGACCATTCATTAAGTTTATTTGTAAAAGCAGAAGAAGTAAATAAAATCGGTGTTAGGGATACTGTTACGGGACTTTATTTAACTTACAATATAAGTGCTGACATAGTTATTGAAAGTAATGTAGCGAGTTATAACATTTCTAAACTTACAAATGGGTGGAATAGAGTTAGTATAGTATTTCAAGGTTCGGGTTCGGCAATAATACAACCAAAGTTTTATTTATTAGACGACTCTTATGTTTCGGGTAATCCTCAAGCTTATTCTTACACGGGAAATGGTACAGATGGATTATACATATACGGGTCACAAGCAGAACAACAACCATACGCAACCTCATACATTCCTACTAACGGAGCAACAAGCACTAGGCTACAAGATATTGCAACCAATAGTGGTAACTCTACTTTGATAAATAGTACAGAGGGTGTATTGTATGCAGAGATATCAGCTTTGGCAGATGGAACAAATCAAAGATGGATTTCTATTGGAAGTGGCTCAAATGCAAATAGAGTTAGTATTCATTTTAACGCTACAAATAGAATTAATTGCTCAGTA